TAATATGTTCTGGAATTAAGTTAATCAAACGATTAGGATTATTTTGGTCATACAAAGAAGCAGATGTAATATTGTTATTATACCAATTTGTAGCGGCTGATGCAGATACACTCAATACATTATGTGGTTTTGTTGAATTTTCTTTTGGCCAACTTGTATCAAATTCTTGTCCAAATGATGAAGTTGCGTATGATGAACTTTCATAAAACAAATACTTTTCATAATGGTCAAAATTATTTGTAATGTCTCTTTTGAACTCCTCGTTTTTAACGATTTCTGATTTAAACACTGCACTAGCTGTTTGTGCGGCTAGTGAACCACTTTCTTTAGAATAAAATTCATAGTCTACTAATTTTGTTCTAAAGTTTTGTAATCTTTTTTCAACTGAACCAAATATGGAAAAGTTTTTATAATCATTGTAATCTACATTTACTTCTGCAGAAACACTCCCACTCAATATATTATCTCGTATAGAACTAGAAATAAAATTATCAGAAGTTAAAGTATCTGTTAAACTTAGTTGTCTTGTTTTTAAATTATTTATGTAATCTATTGACTTATTATCGGCTTCATATAAAAATCTATCACCTAAATCTGCGTCGTTAAATGGAGCTAGTCGTATGGTTTCACGAATAGGTTCTGCCATTTCTTTAACAACACTAACTTTATTTTTTACTCCAACATCATTTGATAATGGTTCGTATAATTTCAACACTACTGAATAAGGGTCTATTGGTGTGTTTTCAACATCAATGTCTGTATTGGTGATTATGTTTTTTACTCCACCGGTATTTAACAATACATTTAAATTTTGATAATTTACGGCTCCATATTTTATTGCATAATTTGTAGTTTCTTTTGTTTCTGTTATTGTATTCTTTACCGCGTCTGGTAGATTTAATGAACCTGCACTTATATCTTCTTTTGTAGTAATTGTGTTTGTTGATGTATCAACATCTGTAATTATTGATTTAAATGGAAGTGATAAAGTATCATCTCCACCAGAACTAGTTTCATTACCATCATCTCCGTCATCACCTTCGGTTGTTATTTTAAATGCTGTTTCTTTTATTACCTCACTTCCTATTGGTAAATCTTCTCCTTCCATTTTGTATTGATATCTTACCATTATTTCTGCAGTGTAACTACCAACATTTTCTGGACTCAAATTAAATTTAATTTTTGTTCTTCCAACTGGTGTAAAGGATTGTAATAATGTTCCGTCATCTCTTGTTATAGTCCATCTTACATTGGTTATGGTTGGTCGGTATGCTCCGTCAGGAAGTCCACTCCAATTTGCTTTTACATCAATTTCTGCTGTCTTATTAGTATCACTAACATTGAAACTTTGAAGTCCATTTTCATTACTCCATTTAGGGCCGTATTGAATTTCAAACATACTCATTATTCAAATCCTTTCTGAATAAAAGTTTTGGCTCTATCACCATCATCATCTGGAACAACACCAAATACTGAAGGTTTTAGGATTGTATAAGTTCTTTTAACATCTCCAAACTTTACATTAAAATCTATTTCCATATCAAATATGGCTCCTTGTATATCATTTTGTTCACCAGAATCTTTTTTTAATTTATATTCTGGGTGTCTTGGAATTCTTATAAAAGTATTTTCTCCCTCAAAAGCTACATCATTTACTTCATAAACCCCATAAGTTCCTGTGTTTCCTGAGTCGTCTTTTGTTACACTTCTACCACTAACTCTAACTGATATTGTTGTTTCTAAACCATCTCCGGAAACAAATTTATTTAGTTCTGGTTCATTACAACGAATCCACAATGGAAAACCATAAGTAACATATGATGTCCAACCGATTAAAGCGGCTCCGTCATAAAATTTTTTATTTGGTTTTGTTAATTTTTCATCACGAAAAAGTTTGGCCATTTCTGTAAAGTTAAAACTTTGATTTTTTCCTGTTCCTAAATTATGAAATAAAAGATTTCTCAATCCACCTATGTTATTTGATTGAGCGAATTGTAAAAGATTTTGTGAAGTATAACCACTACGAGTTTCTCTTTTGTCATTCCCTTTACCATAAAAATTTTCAGTTTTGGTATTTGCATAATAATCGTTATCACCACCATAAATTTGTGTGTGTTCAGTTTCTGCTGAATTTTGTCCAGCATCTAAAATTGAAAATGTGGTTGATGAGTGTTGTCTTAGTGCTCCACCATAAGTCATTAGTCCTGGAACTGCACTTACATTACTTGTTCGTGGGTTTGTTACATTTAATCCTACTAGAGCATCAAATGTATCTTTATTAATGTTTAGTCCTGGAACTTTATATGCATCTCTAATGACTAATTCACCACCGATAATATTTTGTGGTAAAGTGTTTGATTGTAAATCTGGTATTTCAAATATTTTATCACCAGTATCTTGTAATGTTTTGTTGTAATCTAATACGATTTCGTCAGAACCCAATCCTTTAAATTCTGTATTGTATCTTCCACTTTTAATTGGTAAAGTTGCTAATCTAACTTCTGTTCTGTCGGCTGATATTTCATCAACATAAAATTTGTAATCTTTTTCTCTTAGTAAAAATTCATCTTTTTCTAATTCATCTGGATTTGCTTCACCACCTTTATAAATTAAACCTTTATTACTTACAAAATAAGTTCCGTTGTATATTTTGTTTTCTCTATCAACCAACACACCTTGTTCTGAACCGGCTACTTCTCGTAAAAAATTAAATTCAATATTGTATTCTCCGGAAAAATATCCTTTTTCTCTCATAAAAATTCCAGGATTTATACTAAAAATATCTTGATTGTTTTCATCTAAAGTTTTGTATTGAGTGCATTCATCACCTCTAGCAATAACAAACGAATCTAAAAAAACACCAGTTGGTGTTGATATAACCATTTCAATATAGTCTGTAGCGGCTTCTCCAAATTCTGGTGAGTCGACACCAACTACTTTACCAGGTATTCTGTAAGCACCTGAATCTAAAATTTCGTAGTCGTTTGGTTTTAATCTTGATAATTCTAATGTCATAATAATTAACTTACATTAAACTGCATTGGTTTTCCGTTTAAAATATTTTCTAAGTCTCCTTGATGTGCAATTATAATTTCTTGTTCATAATATCTACTGATAAAAGTTCCAACATAAGATTTAAAAATTCTCATTGTAGGAAATCTTCGTTTTCTATTTTCTTCTAAATACCACAAATTTAAACCAAGACCTTCATTATCGTTCCAATCAAAATAACCAACTATATCTCCGTTAACTAAATCAATTGTATACCCGTTTGTTCTAACATTGGGTTCTTCTCTTGAAGGTGATAATAGTGTAAATTCTACTCCGTCTTTTTGTGGTGATAAAACATTATTGTTTGGTGAGTTGTGTAATCTAATTGTAGGTAAACTTGGAGCTAATGGAATTAAACTATTGATTTCTGTATCAATTACTTTTTCTAATTTTTCTCCTTTTTCAAATGTAGGATATCTATTTACTTTGTGGACATAATGATTGTCATCATCTCTACCAATTCTACCAAATGGTGCTTCTTTTCTTCTTTCTTCTTCAATATCTTCAAAACTATACAATGTATTGGTATCTTTTACTAATAAATGATTTCTTGTATCGGAATCTGATTCAGATATGGCTTCTGTATAAAAGTCTTCATATCTCTTATCTCGTTCTTCTTTTAGTTGTAGATAAAACTGATAGTCTTGTAGTTCTTGTTCTGTGAAAGGCATTTGTTTACCTCGTTATTTTAAATATGTGGTCGTTATCTATAATGTTTTCTGTTCTTGTATTTCCACTACCACTTACTACTTTGTAAAGAAAACGATAGTGTCTTTCTGGTTGAAACGCATTTAAATCTAATCTGAAAAAGTTTCCTGTTCCATCACAACTTAAATAAGAACCTGTTGAAAATGGAATAATAACATCTTCTGATAAAGCATCTCTAACTGAATATTGACTTTGACTTGGAATAAATTTTACCGTTAGATTTTGAGAACTTGTTGAATAAGTTCTTGTTGGAAATCTTTCACGACCATATACTCTAAATTTAACTTTTGATTTTTCTTTATATTCTTCTCTTAAACCTGACATATAAATCATAACATCATCAATATCATCTGAACTTAATGTAGATAATGAACCTGTGTTAAAAGATGAATCATCATATTCTACTTCTAACTTTGGTGGATAAATTGTATGTGTATCTCGTGAAAAGAATGCAAAATGTCCAAGTCTTTCTGTGCTTCCCTCGTCTAATGATGATGAAGTATTACCAATACTACCTGAGCGTTTTACGATAAATCCTTCGTTAGCAATAGAACCACTTAATTGAAGTTTAACAATATCAGTTACATCCATTCTCATATCAGTTGTTTCGTGATTAAATGATTGGGATGCTTCATATTGATTAAACCAAGTTCCACCAGTATTATTTGAACCACTAATCCATTGTGTTCCGGTTGTTTCTCCGTCACGATATCTCCAAGAACAACCATCAGTAGTTGCTGGTTGGTCAAAGAACCTACCATCACCTTGAACCCAAGATTGACTAACTGGATAAGCAAATAATGATTGACTTGTTGTTAATTCTTTTGAGTTAGCATCATATAGATTTAAATAATATCTTGCGTTTTCAGGAATAGTTCCTGCTACAATTGATTCTGATATGTTGGTTAGATTAAATTTTATAAGTGCTCTAGATACATTTACAACTGAACCAATATTTCATCTAACCCAGTATTTCTACTTTGAGTAGCACTACCTTCGTAAAGTGTTGCGTCTTTTTCTGCAAATTCAAATAAATGCATTATCCTTCTCCTCCGTCAACCGCTGTTGTTATGTTTGTATTAGGTAATTTAACCTCAAATATACTTGGGTCTTTTGCTGGATACACTACACCATTTCGTGTAGCTGATGCAATATTGTATCTATTACCACTATAACCAGCAGTTGATGAATAAGTATCTTCATTTGTAATTGTAATGTCTACAACTGATGAAACACCTTCAACATCACTTACTATAGCACTTTGTAATTCTGATAATACAATTGGTTGATTTATTTGCCATCTATCTATATCAAAAAATTCTGCTATTCTTTGGTTAACATTTGTAATAACTAATTCTTGGTCATATCCATTTTTTGTATTTATATTGCACTTAACACCAATATTAATTACATAAGCATTTTTAATATTTACAGCATCAGTTACTGGTCTAAATCTTGTTAAATAAGTTCTTAAATTTTCTTTTACTGCATCATTTACATTTACAAGATGTCTATTTGTATTCAATCCTAAAATGTATAGATTTAGTGCTAATGGATTTGGTTGTGTTTGTTGTTCTTCATCTACTATTGTGTCTTGTGTAATATACGCTTTTGCAATGTTTCCGTATTTGTCAGGTAATGCATAAGTTCTAACAATATAATCATCTTTTGTTACAGCACGATTTTGTGCTTGGAAATATGCTTTAATGTTTTCTCTTAGTTCTTCAACACTTTCTGCTCCCATACCACCACTTGATGCTTCAATGTTAGAAGCTCTTACTGATGTTTTAGCAAAGTTAACAACTGATGGTGTTAAGTTTGTTTCGTCTATTTCAAATGTGATACCGGTAATTTTATTAATTCTACCAGCCGCTACATTGTCTTGTGCTCCACCACCATACTGATAGTTAATTGTTAGTGTTGTGTTGGAAGGAGCTTGTCCATAAGCTTTTGTTTTTAAAAAATTACTTGGGTCAAATGTTTCGTATAATTTTGAAGGTGAACCAGGTAAGTTTGAACCAACATTATCTGGGTTTGGTATAATCTCCTCGTCAGCATTATCTGAAATACCAGCTCCAAATCTTAATTCTGTTTTTCCATCAGGTCTTTTAAATGTTGTAAATCTTTTTGAAACTCTCTTTAATCTTAATATGTAAGGAACTTCTGATGAATATTGTGATAATTCTGGGTCATTGTCTGAATTGTTTTCGTATTCATCAAACACCGTATCTTGAGCTAATGAATCAACTTCATACCAAGTATTTCCGTCTGAATCTGTGCAACTAATAATGTCTATTACATTTGAATTTGATAATAGAACTTTATCATATTTTTTAGCTCCACCAAAAGTAAAATCTTCATCAACTATATTACCACTTTGTGCTCTTACTTCTTTTCTAATGTAATAATAAGTTGGTGTATCACTACTTGAATCTCTTTCAAAAATTTCCACTTCTCTTGGTGACCTTGATGATTCATATCTCATATCACAATCTTCAATTGTTCTAAATACCACTCCGTCTGAAGTTTCTACTCTTGTTCCGGCTTTAATGTTTAATGCATAATCATAGTCTGGTGCTATATTATTACCTTCACCAGTTGCTGGAACTAATTGGAAAAATTCTAATTTAGTTGAAGAAGGTGCAGACAATCTTGGTTTATAACCAAATGATTGAGCCATTGCATAAAGTGTTCTTAATTCTTCTGAATATCCTAATAAAGATTCTTTAAATTGTGAATCAACATAGTAAGACATAACATCTCCTACATAAGATGCCATTTCAATAAACATCATACCAGGTGATGATTCGTTAAAATCTTGATATGTGTTTGGAAAATATTGTTTTGAAAACTCAATCAAATTATTTCTAAATTGAGAGAAATCTTTATTCAAATATCTTACTTCTTTATTTTTGTTTTTTCCTGTTAATTCGTATCCCATTGTTTACTCCTAATATCCTCCACCACCAGAAGTGCTTGTTGATTCTGAATCTCCGTCAAAGTTTAAAGTAATAGAATTAAATCTATCTGGTTCATAATTTAATGCAAAATCTATATCAACACTTGTTGTGTTTGGGTCTTCATCTGATTGAATTATATTTACATTAGAAATATTAATGTAAGGTAACCAAGTAGATATTGCTTCTTGTATCTCTGATTGTATTCTTGATGATAAATCTTCTGTATATTGTTCAAATAATAATTCTCTTAAACGAGAACCAAAATCAGGTTGCATAACTCGTTCACCTTTAGCAGTCAATAAAAGGTTTTTTATATTAGAACCGGCTTGTTCTAATGTTGTTTGTGTTCTACCAAACAAACCTGATTTATCTCTGTTGAAAGGAAGTTTTAAACCTATGAAAATATCTGGGTTTAAATCGTTTTCTCTTGCACTTGCCATTATTTACCTTTTTTCTTATCTATAGCTTTCATTAAACCAGAATAATCTCTTGTCAGTGCGTTTGTTAAGTGCTCTGGTGCTGTGTCTGGTGTCATACCGGCACTTTGTAAAGTGCTTGCGGCCGCTACTTCTCGTTTAACTTCTTTATTCCCTAAACCACTGCCGTATCCTAACATTTCGGTCATACGACTTGAGTCAAAAGTTCCCCCGCCTAATGTTGGGTATTCTTCTTGTTGTGCAGTTTCGTTTAGAATTTTGTTAAGTGTTGGGTCACTTGTAAATTGTTGTTCCTTAACTTTTTTCTTCTTAATTACTGGTTTTGCTTTGGGAATATTTGTTTCATTAATAAGTATATCGGTTATCTGTTTTTTAACCTCTTGTTTGACAACTTCTTTTATTAATGATACTAATTTATTCGATTTCATTTTTACTCCTACTTTTTCTGTTCTATCGTTACGATATCTTTATTTAAAAAATCTAATGTTATAAAACTTCTAAATACATTTGTTAATTCAAGACCTAATCTTGCTATTCTAACCGGGTCTGTTGGTGGTGTAGAAGCTAGTTCTGTTTGTAATCTATTTACCTTATCTTGAAGTTTTGTAAATTTTTGTCCGTTCATTGTAAATGATGTATTTCTAACAGCGTTAATTGTTTTTTCTACATTTTTTCTAGCATCTTTTACCGAGTCAGTTAAATTTTTAATATTTTGAACTTGTTTATTATATTCTTCTATTGCTATATTTGCAGTATCTTTTAAAACTTGAACTTCTGCATCAATAACATCTGTTACTTCTTTAACTGCTTTTGTTTTTAATTCTTCTACAAATTGTTCTGTTTCACCAGTTACAATTTGTCCACCCGCGTTATGTTTGATTTCTGTGCTTCCACCAACAACTTCTGTCAAATCTCCACTTTGTAATTTTAATGTATTTCTTGCATTTATTACAATGTCATCTGCATTTAAAACAATTTTAGCACCAGTTACAATAGTTGATGGAAAAGCTTTATTTGGATTATCAATTTTAACGGTACCTCCGTCTTGTATAAATATAGAGGCTTTAGATTTATTGATATCATTTGAGTCATCTCCTGCAACTAATTTAATTGAAGAACCAACTTCATTTTGTTTTCCTAATGTAATGTGATTATTAAATCTACCTTCAATCACTACATCACCAGGTTCTGATACAACCGGGTTTCCATATTGTAAGTCTGTTGTAATCTGTGGTTGTGCTGGTAAATTAACTTTTTGGTTTGATGATATTCCAGCTTGAATATTGTTATTTGGATTATTACTCCAATTCAATATATTAGTGTAATATGTTCTACCTAAAAAATTTGCACACACAACAACTTCTCCAACAACAGGATAGTTTTTAATGTGTGAGTCCATTGGTAAAACAAAACCATTACCACCATTATCAAGAACTGCTTGATTTGAATCATTGATAAACCTACCACGAACTGCTCCGTAATATTTAGTATCAAGTGCTCCCTCACCCTCAAATAACTTTTTATCCAATAAAACTTCTTGAACTTCAAATGGTTCTAATTCATAAAAATCATATTGATTTTCGCGTATTAAAGATGTAACCTCACCTTTAATTTTATTAATAAGTGGGCCTCCAATTCTTGTATTTGATTTGTTTTTAAAAACTCGGTATGGCATTTTATTGTTTTGCTTCTATATCTTTTCTGATTTTGTCAGCATTTTTTTCTAATTCTTTTGTATCGTGTTCAAGTATGGTGTTCATTATTTCTTGTTTTTCTATTTCAGATAAACCGAACTCACTTTCTGATTCACCTTTACTTTCAGC